TTTTCTTAGCTATCATGTATTGAATAAACAGTGATATATTATTCTCAACTATAGTCCATGCATTATACCATTCTATAATTAATAATAATTGCTCATGTGTTTTATTTATATCATCATATCTACCACACCATGCAGCAACTATTTTATCTTTTTCTATAAAACTTTCTATTCCATCTGGAGTTTCTCTTGTTACTTCAACTGCATTTTTATATACAAATATTGAACATAATGAATCAGAAGTTGTAGTCTTACCTTCTGATACCGGGTCAATAGAAGCAAAGTAGTTTCCAAATTCAGGATTCTTAACAGGTCTTTCCCATACTACTAAGCATCCTGTTTTATCAGTCATTTTTTTATCAACTGGAAATTGAGATATTGGTAATTTACTTGTTCTGCTTGCTTCAATACCTTTCTCAGTTCTTTCTAATTTAAGGTGCTCATACATATATTCCTTATCCTCAATTCTTTTCATTTGTTTTGAAATAATACCTTGAGGAAATATAGATTCTTTTCTATATGCAAAACCTTCAGCAATATTAGTTGGTTTCTGAGATATTCTAAGTTGATATTGTTCTGGATTAAGTTTTATTTTCCATTCACCTCTTTCTACATGTATAGCTTTTAAAGCTTCTTCTACAAGAGAGTTACCATAGTCATCAATATATGGGGGCATTGACCATTGTTCTGGAATAAATAATCCTGATAAACCTATTGTACCATCTTTATCTAGTAAATTTGTTTCAACAGCATAAATATCATTGTTAGTGGGATTAAGTATCATTTCTTTTAATGGATTGCATTGATCAAGATCTCCCACTGAACCTGCAGCTATAAACATACCTGTAGTCATCATACCGGATGACATTGCAGGACGTAAGTACTCATATGTATCCATCATCTTTGGAGCAATACCAGCTTCCTCATGAAAGAAGTAAGTTGTTGGTCCACCAACACCTGTTGTTGCATTCTTTTCAAATGATGCACCTTGTATTTTAGATTTTAAACCTTTACTTGTTTTTCTATTACCAACTCTAACTTCTATTTGCTGTTGCCAAAGTAAAACCTTTTCTGGATTACTAGGTCTATACCAAGCAGTATGCTCATTAAGAAAGTCTTTGTATTCTTCTAAAAACTTCCAAGAACCTTTATCATTTATATAGTCTTTTAAACTAGCACCAATCTTACAAACAGATCCTTCTTCAAACCAGTAAGTATTTATAATCTTACCCATATGAAAATAAGAAGAAGCTATCTGACGTTTTTTAAATATAGCTGAATGTTTATGATTTAATTCAGCAAGAAGCTCATATAAAGCCATATGATATTGAGCATCTCTTACTTTAGCAAAGCCATATGATTTTTCTTCTTTGTCATATATGGGTAAAAAGTTTAACCACATATAATAATCTCTAGTTACATACCAAGTTTTATTATTATTATGATATATAACTCCGTTTCTACATTTTTCTTTTTCAGTATTCCAATACTTTATAAAATCTTTTGATCTAAATGGTGCATTACAATAATAACCTTGTTCATTAAATATTCTAGCTTGCTCATTAAATTTAAATGCAGTTTCATCAAAATTATATTCACCTGGAATTTTAAAAACTGACAGTACAAAATCAATAAAATCTTGATCTTCTTCAAATGTTGTTACAGACCATTCTTCGTCTTTATATGTAGGTATATTTCTAGCCATCTATAATTTTTGCAAATATCATATCATAGTTAATTAAGGTATGGTTTTCACCATTATGTCTCATAACTATACCATCCGCATGTTTTGAATATCTAACAATGTCACCCACTTCAATACCTTCAACAGAGTCACCAACTCCTGTTATTTCAGCAATATATTCTTTTTCAACCTGAGCTTTAATTATTTTAGTTCCTGGATAAAACTGTTGAGGTTGCTTATCTTTAATCAATACCTTTCTTCCTAGAGGTACTATCTTTTGGTTTTCCATCTTTATTAATTATTAGTTTATTAAATTCATTTTTAATTTCTACAATAGTTAGATCAAAATATTTCTGTGCTTCTTTTGTATAGACATGAGTATCTGTTTCTGGATTATACAAGTAAGTATGAAAAGGAAACTTTTCTTGTACTACTTTGTCTGCGCAAAACTCTATAAAATTTTTTACTTTCTTTTTGTCCATGTCTATTAGTTATGTGAATCAAATAATTCTTTTAACATCTTACTTCCACCCGGTTCATTTTCTATTTGACCTAGCATTGAAGTAAACACTTGATTCTCTTCATATATTCTATCATAATCTTTAGACAAGAGTTCTATTTCTACTTCAAAATTTTTAATTTCTTTTCTTAAACTATCCCTTTCTTTTTCTATGCTATCACATTTTATTACTATAATTTCTGCTTTATTTTCGTGCGTGTTTATAAAAAATAAACATGCTAAACACATTAAAGAAAGTATCAATGCTATTTTAATTCTATTGGTCATAAGCTAATCCTTGACCTCCACGTACTGAGGTTGTTTGTTCATCTTTTAAATCTTTGTATGCTCCCTTAAAAGATTGACGTATAGCATCAAAGTCTTTTGCTACAGCACGGATTTGAGATATATTACCATCTCTACCATCTGTTATTTGAGTATTAGCCATATATGTAGCCATATTATCTAATGCTCTTTTTATACCCATATATGCTCTAAATGTAGGAGTTTCATACATCTTCATGCACATATCTAAAGCATATCTTATTTTTGGATCTTCTGTTGACTCTTCTAAACCAACTTCTTCTATAATAATGTCTTCCTTTTCATGTTCAGGCAAATTAAAAAATGGATTAGATTCAGGATCTGGGCAAGTCATATAAAATAAATATTGATATATGCTCATATGCGTATCAGGATATTTTTCCATAACACCCTTTAGAAATTCTAAAGTATAACAATGCTCTGTTAAAACAACCTTTTCATTTTGTATATCAAAAAGTTTTACTATCATGATTATGGGTTTATTAGAGCATCTATTGCAGCATATGTATTTGAAACAATTAATTTTTCACCACCGCTCATTATTAAAGTACAAAATGTTGGTATAATAGTACCATCTGCTCTAACATATGTATGATATGCTTTAACATCAGCTAATTCAATTGTAGATTCTGCAGCTACACTTGACTTTATAACAGTCCCGGTATCTGCATTTACAGTTTGCGTCTCTATTATAATACTAGTATCTAATTTATTTGTGTATGCCATTATTTATTTTTTAACCAGTTAATAATACTTATTACTTCTTGTTTTAAATATGGAAGTTCATACATTTTAATCTCTTCCAATATTGGCTCTCCATTAATATGCTCATTAATTGGATAACCATATTTATCTTCACCTATTTGTTTAAACTTTACATGTTGAACTGTAAGTTTACCTATTTTAAGTTTAGGATTGTGCTTTCTAATAATATACGCATAAATACTCAATTGTAGGTTATAATGATTTAAATTGCAATCATCCAAATGTCCTACAGGGTTAAACATCTTAGAAGTTATACCCTCCCAATTTGTAAAACCTTTTTCTTTTATTTCTTTATTTGTCTTGTAATCAGTGATATTAATTGTATTATTTACAATTTCTACAAGATCTGCTTGTCCACAAAGCTTTGCTGATTTTAAATAAACTAAATGTTCTGGATATAATCCGTCAGATAACCTTTGTTCTGGTGCAATCTTAACTCCCGTATTCTCATCAACCAAAGGTCTAATAATTGGTATTTCTTTTCCTTCTCTTTCAATAGTCTTAAAGTCAAGAATATCATTTTCTCTTTGATTATGATAAAAGTTACCTAGTTTAATTGCACGTTTAGTTTCATTATCCCAGGCATCAAGTATTTCTTTTTCTGTCATACCATACCACTTAGATCTTTTATTCTTTGCAGATTTTTTTGCTTGAGATTTAGGATCAAACTTAGGTTTAAACTTTGATATAAATGAGGTTACACTTAACCAATCAATATTATCATTATCTATGCTCTCATACACATGTCCGTCTTCTATAAATTTTATAGCCATAATTATAAGTTTTGCACGCCTGGAAATGGTGGTGGGTTAAATTGCTTTTTGATTAGTTTATCAACTGCAGATCCAAAGTCTTGATCATTTGGATATCTTTTACGTAATTCTAGAACATCTTGACTAAAGGTCTTATGATTAAAAATATAATTATACTCTTTTTTATCTGAGCTATTACCTTTATATACTACATCTTTAACTTGTCTTAATTGGTTCATCCAATCACTTTTCTTTATCTTCTTCATCTTCTGGTATTTCTAATTTATCTTCTTCATCTTCTGACATTATTGCATCCCAATGTCCTTGAGGACATGAGCTTGATAATGATCTTAATTTAAATCCTAATGAACAACCACAATCTGAACAACAAGGCTCAGTACCAGGTACTGCACATCCTTCTGAATCTTTACTTAAATATTCACATTCTTTACATATTGCCCACCTTTCTCCTGCTATAGCTTCAACATGTTCTTTTTTAAATAGCTTATTAGTTATTCCTTCTAATATTAGTTTTCTATTTTTAAGTATATCAAGAAGTCCCATTCTTTTTATTTTTGAATTCTTTTCTTTTATCTATTGATTCTGTAATTAGATCTAATGCTTTTTCTAATTTTTCTATTTTATTTTTGACTGAAATACTTTTATCATATCCCTTATAAGTATTCTTTTCTAAATTACCCAAATAACTTTTATTTTTTATAATTGATTTTTCAATTCTTGCTTTTCTTAAAGTAAATGTACCTAAACCATCAACAAATACTTTGTTATGTTCTAAGCTAGATAATGCTTGTCTCACATTACTATAATAAAAACTTATAAAATCATCAACTACATTTTCATGTACTTCAACTTCATTTGCTATTCCTTCTTTAAATATCTTATGATTTTTGGGGATCATTACTTTTATTTTTATGAAACTTGTCTCTCATAGATAATAATACAGTATTGAATCTTAATTTTTCAACCTTGGTAAGTTTTGAATACCAATTAGAAAAATCCCCACCCTTAATCTTTAGATATTCATCTTCAATCTGTATAATACTTCTATTCATACTCCTAATATTTTATAATCTAGAAGAACAATACCCTTATTCTGTATATTTAATTTCTCAGAAACTTTTACTGTTTTTTTATTTTTTCCATTTTTAACAATGAGTCCTTTCTTTGCAGCTTTAGTTATTGCATTTCTTGCTGATTGAGGGCTTTTAAATATATCTTTATCTGTTGCTATTTTGCAAAATAGGGTGAGCTCATACTCACCCGTATTTGCCAATTCAGTTAAACATTTAAGATCTGCATTGCTAATTTGTACATCATTAAAAAAACAATAGGTTAATATCTGATACTTAACACTCTTATCTAATGTAGTTTTAACCTTATGATCTACTTTTATTACTTCTGCCATATTATAAGCTTAATATTATATCAACTAATCTTTGATCTGGATAACAATCTGTTTTATCTTTTCTTACATTGGTATGTGTCAAAAGACCTTTTACTTTACCATAGTATGCATCTTCTTGAAATCCAAATGCTTTTATAGGACCATATTTCTTTATCCATTGACGTAATCCAATTCTCATATCAATGCCATCTCTTTCTTGAATGTACTCTAGAAGCTTTTTAACTTCTTCCATTTGTTTATCAGAGTATGAATGCCAAGCAATCTTCCTTCTAAAGGGTTCGTCTAACTTTAGCACCTGTGAATCTGCAACTGTTGAGTTAAAATAAGTCTTATATGTACCTTTATCTGTTTCTGTAAGATACCCAGCAGAACATATTTCTATACCTATAGAATGTCTATTCATATAACCTGATCCAGTTTTACCCAAATGCCAGCCATATCCACTCTCTGGAAAAGCTTGTACTACTATTCCGTCATTAGAGTCTTCTCCGTTTTTATGAGATTGACCCCCGACAACAAATTCCGTTGAAACTCTCCCCCTGGTATCCCTGTTCCAATGATCAATAACCTTATATGGATCTTCTCTTCCTGCAGTATGATGTAAGAAACAGTATTCATTCTTACCCGGTTTAGATAAGTATTCTCCTTTATCTAAATAATAACGATGAATCTGTTGATTAAAGTTCGTTTTAAAGAACTGACTTTGAATATCCGTATCCTCATCAATTGCTTCATTGTTACCTTTTGATAAAGTTAACATGTGCCAAGTATTGTTTCCAACAACACCGTCAACCTTTAGTTGTTTTTCCAACTGATATCTCATAACAGCCTTTTCTGTAGCTGGACCAAAAATACCATCAGCTACTATGTTTAGAAGTTTCTGTAGTTTTACAACTTCAGGACCTCTAGCTCCTTTCAATAATAGCTTCATGTTGTTTTAAGTTTTCTTTTCTTACCCATTTCCTTTTTCATAACATTCTCAAAGTCACCTTGTGGATTAAAATCTTCTTCTTCTTCGTCTGGAGCGTTCATAGCTTCATATGCTTGAGCAACAAAAGCCTGCGCTTGTAATCTTTTAGCTCTAGATTCTTCAAGTTCAGTCAATAGTTTTTCATATTCACACTGAACCTTCAAATGAACAATCTGCTCTTTGTAATATTTAGTTATTTCAGCTCTACGTTTCTTGATTTCTTCAGGTGACATTTTCTCCTCTCCCTGAACGTTAGTTTCATTACTCATAATATTTGATTTTAAAATTCAATCAAATATACAGAAAAAGTTTAACTAATAAAAGTTTAATGGCTGATGAACTTATGAACTACGATGTACGCAACGTCTAGATGAAGCTTGCCATAAGCAAGCTAAGTATTATCAATAACTGTCTCAGGATACTTTTCATTTAAAATCTTTTTTAACGTTGCACATTTTTCATACTCCTCTATATCTATATAATACTCAATAGTACCTTCAAGCTCATGTTTCCGGATACCCCTTTCAGGATCATAAGCTAATAGAGCGGCCATACCAAGAATACTCTTCTCATCCATCAACTCATCTAATGTTATTTTTTCAGTGAGCATCCTGTAAGTATTATCATAAGCCTTTTCTAATAGCACCTTTTCAAACTCAGCCTTTTCCTGCTCAGTAAGTCCTTCATCATATTCTTCTGGTTCTTCCTCCATGAAATATTCTTTATATGAAAAGATACTCATTTCTTCTGACTCCCCCAACTATTAATTAAAATTTTTTACCCCTATTGAAAAATTGTATGTATTGCATAAGCGTTAGGTCCTAGCATTCTGCTCCCCGGCTAAAGTTTGACAGTGGGGTATCCCCACAAGTTTTAACCCTAAAATTTTATATCATGACAAAGTTTAGCAACACAATGCCAATAACAGATTTCATTAACAATGCAGGAGCATCAACAATGCAAATCATCCGTAATCCACAGAATCAAGGAAGATTCTTTGTAATTCCAGGAACTGACAAGTCCGGACACGTCTCATCTAAAGTTGAGAAGTTATCCAGGGACTTATATGTCTCTTGGGTGGAAGGTGTCAAAGAAAACGGTGAACCGTTTGCTTGTCACTCTGTGCACCTTGGTAATACTACCAACGTGGAAGACACTCTTACTCTGTAAGAGGAGTCTTCACCTCTTAATTGAGGTTAACCTATCAGCTAACAGAGCATAACTACTTGCTCTGTTAGAATGGTAGTGTGTTTTCCTGCTTTGGAACGGCAGGCTAAACCTGATATTCCATCAATCATTTAGATTGTAAACAAAGGGTCGCAACCTTGCACACTACCTCTTATAAATCTATTTACTAACCATTAATACTTATTCAACCATGTATACCAATAACAATGGGATAATTACTCTTGCGGAGTGGTTATCTAACCCAAACGGGTAGTCTAACTACCTAATTGTGCAACAATGCACGGAGTTTAGTCAGCTTGGCAACAGAAATGATTTAATTTTATTCTTTTGTGTGTGTAAAAGAATAAGTGAGATCAAATATACCACTTATTACCACTTTTGCACACATAATTTTTTTATAACTCTATAATATATATATAGCTATGATAACACTATGTGTAATACCTAACTTCACTGGAACTATCAAAGAGTATATAGGATGTGCTATCCTATGTATTATGTTAGACAGTACTTATATTCTTCCTATGATTCTTTCTTAGTCTCTATATAGGAATATGATATTAACCCGGAAATCCAAAACCTAGATCATTCGGAATATTACAAAAGGTGGCAGAACACCTTACTTGAAAGATGATACTTTGAATTCAATCTTTAGTAAGTTCAATGAGTCTGCCTGACATTAAAGGACACAGTTGCCTTGGGACTTGATCACCTCAACCCATCTGTGTCTATCTAATTCAGTGTGCAAATAGATTGCACTCTATTATATTATTATTATTCACTTAAAATTTATTTACATGGGAGAAATGTTTGAAGATGCTATGGATAGAGCAATGTTATATAGCATTAGTCCAGAATTGACATGTACTTGTGATGAAGTTCATATATGTCAACAATGTGATATTGCAGAAGAGAGACGTAAGAAGTTAATAAAACTACTTACAGATGAAGATGATTTAACTTAATAGATGGTTTGGTAGTAATACATATAAACCAATGGGTTGACCACCCTGAAAAACTACCACTTAATTTGTCCTTGAGGTAGAGGGCATTAATACCGTGACGGAGGCTATGGTTTGAACCTGTATAATGCTGCAGCATAGGACAGGTGGGACGGTAATTATAAAGGTTATAGTTTATCCAACTGAATGAAAACTATTTCGCTTGTGGTGTGCGAAAGGCAGGTCAGCCTAAAACACCACATTTAAATTTAAACTCTTTAGCCATGATAATATTTAATACAACAAAAAAAGCAGAACATTACATCAAGTATCTAAACTCTTTACCATATGAAGAAGATGATGGTCTAGAAATATGCATACATGATAGCTGGTCTATATCAGGTAGATTAGTTATTCATCATCATGATTCTGAAGTATTATGTAGTGCATCAGACCCTGATAATGGATACATATGTTGCAGTCATCATGATGAATATGATACTGTAATAGGTATTATCAAGAAACAAGTGGTTGCATAAATATAGAACGAGGTTTCCTTGGCCAGGTGTAATGCAATGTTCCCCTTTAGTAAATTAGTTTATGACAAGTTACTTAATCCATCGTGAAGATAATTGGCATAAGCAAAGCAACCACTTTTAAATCACTTTTAATCACTTAAACCAAACCTTATGAAAAAGATTATTGTTACCCAAAAAGAAATTCAAGACGCTATGAAGCATAGGGTTGAAAGGAATAAAAAAAAGTATTACCGTAAGGTAAAACATAAAAAAGATTCCAAAGAAAATTAATTAAACCATTTATTATGAAAACACTTACATTACTTATTTTTAAACTTATGTTATCTGCCGGAGTAATTGTTCCTATGAATCAGGACAATGAAGGCAGAGAACTTTATGCATTATTTCCTAATGCTAACTCAGAAACCTTTGATACAATCGGATTAAATATTCTTGATTTACAAGAAGAAGGTGTTGAAGGTGCTACAGAAGAATTCGCATTTAAATATCTTGATGAAGCATTAAGACTACAAACTGTATCTGAAACTGATAAAGCATTTACTTATGACTATTGTTATAAAGGAGAGATATTAAATTGGATTGAAACATTAGAGTTCTCATATAATGAGGCTTACCCTGATGATATAACTTCAAACTAGTAAGCAATTCTTGTGCTTTGAACAAGAAAGGTTTTAATACTTGTACCTTAACAAGTATTTCTTTTAAACTTTTATTATGGAAAAAACCACCATCCAAGAATTAATAACAGTATGTAGCATATTAGTATGTGTAACTGTTATAACACTTTTAATTTAAACCACTTAAACCTTAAATCATGAAAAAAGAAACACAAGTTAAAATAATAAAGAGTATTTACTTCATTGTGGGAGCACTACTCGGTGTAGTATCCTTATTATTCGCATTAGAAGCAGTTGGAATAACTGAATCACTTAGAGCTACAACTCCTATATGGATACCAATTGTATGGTCAATCCTAACAGCTAGCGGATCCGTTGCCTGTTTTATAGTAAGTACAGGCCGTAAGAAAAATGTAAAGATCAAAAGAAGTGTAGAACTATCTGTTGAAATGATACCTGCTTTAGGTATTGCAATAGGTAGAAGAGTTACAGATTATACCTATAAAAAACATATTAACTATGAAGGTATACTTTTATTTTGGTCTTTTGATTTTAGATTAACAAAGCTCTATGAAAATGGAGACATTAATCTTAAAGCTGAGATGCTATGAGATTAATTATAATGTTTAATCTTCTAATAACTCTACTCCTTGTAGTTGAACAAAAAGCTGCAGGGATTCCAATGTTAATGATAAGTTTTTATTTATCTATTCATTGGCTAATACATCAGCTGGACTATAATAATAGTTCAGAATAACCTCTTAAGTTCCAGCCAGTTGATAAGTCTATCACCACAGTAATTTAGTTTAGTTTATATATATCTTTAGGATAGCATAAACTGGCTTGGAATTTTTTTTTAATTTAATACATACCACTATGTTAGACCCAAATCGTATAGCAGATTTACTTACAGTAAGAATGGCAACTGACTTTGAAGCACTTGATAATGAAGCAGTTATAAAATTTCATAAGTTTGCCAAAGATCTTATAACTATGAGTAAATCACATCCACGTGAAGATTATAATAGAGTAATTAGATCTTTAAAAATAATAAATAGTTATCGTGAATTACCTATTGAATATAGAATGCACTTTAATAATGGTTATTTAAAACTATTATTAGACATAAAAAATACTCTGGTTGAAGGAGCAAGATTTTCTCTTACTCATCCAGATGCTATCTGTTTAAACTAAAAATTGTTAAACCCTTAAAATTTATACTATGAAAAAGATACCCGCTTTTGCACTTGTTGCATGTTGGTTTACGCTTATTACAGCAGTATCCCTAATGATTAATTAATTTATAACCTATTGGGGCCTCTTAGTTGAGGTCCCATTATAACTCTCAACCCATGAAAACAATACTTAATATAAGAAGAGGAGATTCTTTTAAAGGACACTCTCTTTCTTTTGGACACTATGATAACCCAGTAGTAGGTGGAAAATCAATTGTATATTCTAATAACTATTTTAATGCATCATCTACACAACAATACTTTTTTAATAAAGATATTACTGAATTAAATATTAATTTAGAAACAATTCAAGCAAAATGGATGAATAAAAAACACAAAGAAATTAGTGATTTATACATACCCAGCTGTTCATTTCATAACGCAGTATTTTCTCTTCAAGAAAATGTTAAAATATTTAATGGTCTTGAAATAATGGATTTTAAATTAAATTTTACTTTCCTTCATGACTGTATTATTGCAGATTTTATAGGTGAAACTAATGGTTTTAATTTCTTGTCTCATAAAGAAAATATAAACTGCATTAAAGAAATGCAAAAGATATTTTATAGAGTTAAAAGTAATTACAAGCACATCCCTGTTTCTGAACTTGGAGAATTACCCAATCTGGTAGAGTATGAGCACTTAAGTGTTAACTCTCCAAAATGGATGCTTCCTAATAGTTTATTAAAATAATTACGGTATACCGTACACTAACAACACCAGTATTATGGTTATTAATAATACTCACTCATTAAGGTTATAGTTATTGCATATTTAAGTTTTTGGTTGATGAGTGGTAACCGATAGAGCAGAGGTCTTTATGGCCTCTGTTACTATCAATTTATTTATTTTAAAAAAGAATTATGATAATTGATGATGAACATTTAGATTTTATTTTTAAGAATCTCTACGTTACTGACATAAAGAATATTGAACCAATACGTAAATGTATTAATTCAAATCTTAGCAGTGCAACAGCAGAATTTATATTAAAGCTGCTTGCTAAAAAGACAATATGGAAACCATTATTTCCAGGAGATTTTGTTAAACTAAGAATTCCAGCAGATTTAAAATCTGAAATATATGAGTTAGATGTATTAATGGATTTGGGATTATATGACAATAATTATATCTTTGGTGAAGTTCAAAGTGATGTAAATACTTGGCGTGATCATAATCCATATACTCCAATGATGACCATTCATATTTTTATCCATGATAAAGAAAAGAAAATTAAAAGGGTAAGTATGCAAGTCAACAGTGCAACACTAACTAAGATTAAAAAAGAGGAAATTCCTTATTATACATAAATATGGCATCTATAACTATTGAATTACTAGAAAAAGAGTGGGAAACTTATAACAGTTTAAAAAACTTCTTAAGAAATAAAGAAAAATCTTTTGGAGAAGAAATAAATGATAAGTATAATTTTAAAGACCACCATTTATTAGAACTTTCAGATTATGATGCCTATTCACACGTTAAAAACAATCACACTATTGAAATAAAAGATATGAAGTGAAAAGATTTGGTATAGTAAACCATGAAGTAATGACTGATCCGGAGCTATCAATACAAGCAAAAGGATTATATGCATTATTAACATGTTATGCTAATAAATCCAGAACTTGCTATCCGTCAATATCAACATTAGCAGATATTAGTAATAAAAGTACTACGCAAATATCTGTATATATTAAAGAACTCAAGTGTAAAAACTACATAAAAAGAGTTGGTAAGAAAATAAAGTTAATCTAAGTTAGCTATATTATTATAAATTAATTTCATCAAAATAGATAAAAAATACATTAAACGTTTTATTTAGTTTAATTATTTAATTATTTTTGATTAAATACTAATCAAAACCAATGATTAAAATTTAATCATGATAATTCAATTACCTAATGGTCGTATAATTGAGTGTTCAGTAGAACTATATTTAGAACTTGAAGATTATGAAATTCAAGAACTGAATGGTTTGGGCCCAATGTATACAAAAGACACAGATGGTAATCCATTCTATAGTTCATTTGCCGGTAAGAAAGCTGCTGAAGCAGCATTTGAAGACATGGATGAATATGAACCTTCCCTTGATGAAATAGATAATATAGAAAAATTAGAGGATCCGGATTTTCTACCAGATGATATCTAAAATTTTTTATTAACCCGTTAATCTATTAACAAATGTCAAAAAAAGAAAGCAAAGTCACAATTGTGCCTGATGAAAATGGTAATATCATACGTCAGACTAAAAATCCAGATTATGGATATGTTATTGTAGCACAAGAATCTACAAAACTTACTTTAAGTGGTTCAACTACTTGGATTAAAAACATAACAAAGAAAGCCCGTATTATGGGTGAAATAGATGCTCTTAAATCTCAAGGTTATACTAAATCTAAAAAACTTGAAGGTAATATTGTTATTAAAGAACAACTAACACCATTTGATGAGGCTGATCCAGAAAGATCAATTAAAAGAGCAGGTGCAGATGGACCTATATTATGCACTGCTGATGGAGAACCAATTCATAGAATAACTTTTTATGATGAAACAGGTCTTATACCTGATGAGCTTATAGCTCATGCAAATGGTGCTGCCGTTAGAGAGGCTTATTTAAATGGAGCTGAACAAATAGCTAAAGATGAGTTTAAGTCTGAGAATACTGAAGATTCTTTAGATATAACTGAAGAAGCTGAAGAAGAACAAGAAGTAAGTTCTGAAATTGAAGAAGAAGAAGTAGTGGAAGAGGTGGAAGATGATGAAGATGCTTTTGAACTATAAAATTATATATTAAAACCAAAGTAAAAGGGCTATTAGTTTAGCCCTTTTCTTATTTAAAACCCCCAGAAATTATGTTATCACCAGAACAAAAAGAATTTTTAATAAAAGAGAGTGCCATTTCTCAATTAGAAAAAAGAAAAGAAAGATATTCTTACTATGGAATATTAAATGAGTACCAATTATATGGATCTAACAAATTACAATATTCTAAATTAAATCCTGCGCAGCACTTTGCATTTAAAAGAGTGCTTCACGGATTAAATGTATATTCTAAAGAAGAAGTTGCCAATATGCATTGGGACAAGAAGCGTAGAATTAGAAAAGTATGGAAACGTGCTCAAGATACTTTAAATGTTTGGAAGCAAGAAATTACAAATAAAAGATGTAATGATTGGTTAGCTAAACATGCAATAGAATTTGAAGGATTTGGAAACATTCCATGGATCAGATCTATTATGGAAGTACCTACTACAGAAACAGATACTACTTACATAAACAAAATGACACTTAAAGAAGTGGGCTTGACCTATGAAGATGTTATATTAAAGTTTATGTCTGTAGGATTGTTACCTAGAAATTTTCTCTCTATAAAATGAAGAAAATGTCTACAAAAATGACCCGTTTAAACAATCAGTATAGTAAACTTAGAAAAGAGTTTCTTGCTGATAAAGAAATGTGTCATGCAAAAATAAGTCGTTGTACTTTAAAAACAACAGACATTCACCATATGAGAGGTCGTGGAAAGTATCTATTAGATACCAGTACATGGCTTCCAGTGTGTCGTAATTGTCATACGTGGATAGAAAATAATCCGGAAGATGCTAAAGAATTAGGATTTTCTATATCAAAATAATTATTAATACTAAAACCATGAAGAATAGCAAAAACATAATTAAAATTTTAGCAGCATTAACTATTTTATCAGCTTGTGGAAAAGTTGATGTAAGTAATGTTGTCCATAGAGAAGATATGATTACTTATGAAGCAAGTGATATAGTATCTAAAGATACAACTGATCTTGGAAAAATTATAGATCATGCAATGAAACAAACAGAGCAAGATACTCAATATGATGGATCTTATGTAAGCATAGGATATCCAGGAGGAGATCCTGGATACCAACAAGGTGTTTGTACAGATGTTGTAATTAGAGCTCTTAGAGTTGCTGATATAGATTTACAAGAACTAATCCATAAGGATATGAAAAAAAATCTTGATGTTTATAGAATTCGTAAAAGAATAAAGCATGTTGACAAAAACATTGATCATAGAAGAACTCAAAATATTCAGAGTTATTTAACTAGATTAGATGCGGGTATTGAAAGACCTGATAACATGAGTGACTATAAACCAGGAGATATATTATTCTGGGATATTGCTAATGGTCATACAGGAATTGTAGTGAAATCTAAATATGATTCACGTCATTTAGTTGTACATAATATTGGTTCAGGAGCAAAACAAGAAGACTTGTTAACTTGGGAACCTGTTGAAGTTTATAGATTAACTGATGAAATAATTAAAAAAATGCAAAAAGATTGTAATTTTAAATATGATTCAGCTAAAGATTTTGTAAGACATGCCCAATAACAGAGATAAGATTCAAAAAAAAGTCTTAGAGATGACACTAGACCACCAGCGTTGTGGTCTAGGAATCTCTATGGGTGTTGGTAAAACTAGAATAGCAATACAACATCTACAGAAAAACTATAATCCTTTTATAAAGGCTCTTGTGGTAATACCAAAAAACTCAGTATCACAATCTTGGATGGATGAACTTGAAAAGATGAATATTCAGAGTATGGAAAGTCACCTTACATTTAGTACATATCTATCAATAAATAAACATAATCCGGATGATTATGATATAGTTTATCTTGATGAATGTCATAGTTTATTAGAAAAGCATGATCCTTTTTTAAAAAACTTTAAAGGTAAGATACTTGGATTAACTGGTACTCCACCTGAAAGAAAAAATTCTGAAAAATATAGAATGGTTGAAAAATACTGTCCTATTATATATAAATTTTCAGTAGATGAGGCAACAGATAAAAATATATTGAATGATTATAAAATAATAATTCATAAACTTCAGTTGTCTAAACTTAGTACGTTTAAAAAACAAACAAAGAATGGTAAAAAATGGTATACTTCAGAATTAAAAGATTATAATTATCTATGTTCTAGAGTTGACCAAGCTATAACATCTAAACAACAACAATTTTCAGCAATAATGAGAATGCGTGGTTTAATGGAATATACTACAAAAGAAGAGTATACTAAAGGTTTATTAACTAATATAGGTCAAAAGTGTATTATATTTGCAAATACTCAAAAACAAGCAGATAGAATTTGTAGTTATAGTTATCATTCCGGAAATGCAAATTCAGATTTTAATTTAGAACTATTTAGTGATGGAAGAATTGACAAATTATCTTGTGTATTACAGCTCAGTGAGGGTATATCTATTCCTAATCTGCGTCAAGGTATTATTATGCATGCTTATGGTAATGAAAGGAAAACTGCCCAAAGGATAGGAAGACTATTAAGGCTATCTCCTGATCAAAAAGCTGTTTGTCATATATTGTGTTATGAAAATACAGTGGATGAGAAATGGGTTGAAAGAGCTCTAAAATCATTTGATAAAACTAAAATTGTATATTTTAACCCTTTAGATAAATAGCAGATGAATATAATCTGCTATTTACTTTAAATTTTTGTATATTAATACAGTGAATTTAGAATGGACAAAATATTGGGATAATGTTAATCTGGAATTATATGCATTAATTGTAAAAAATAATAAAAATAAAAATGTCAATACCAGAAATAGAAACAATAGTTGAAGAACTTACTAAACAAACGGAAAGTAAGGATTTAATACTATACAATGATGATCATAATTCATTTAATCACGTTATAAGCTGTTTAATAGAATACTGTGATCATAAACTTTCACAAGCAGAACAATGTGCTCTTATAGTACACAATAATGGTAAATGCACTGTTAAAAAGGATTACTATGAAAAATTAGAACCTATGTGTGTTGCATTATTAGATAATGGTTTAACTGCAAAAATTAAATAACTTATGGCATACAAAAGATTAAAATTTAATCATGACGTTAGAAAAATAAGACTTAAAAAAGAAGCAGACAAATGCTATGAGCAAATGAAAGAAGCTGCTAGAAAAGGAGCAATACATATGGTCCTTGATTATACTACTGATGATGTATATCATTGGGATGTTCTTCATTTATTAGTAGACGAGGATGGAGAAAAACTATTTCAAAGTGTTAGTCAACATTTTTGTAAAAGAATTGAAGGGTCTATAGATTATAAACATGAAGTTCATATTAAATTAAAAGAAGATTATGAGTAAAGTTTACAAAAAAGGTTTAGAACAAGAAATAGAAATTTTGAAAAATAACTCTAAATCTTTAGAGATTGAACTTGAAACTTATAAAAAAGCTTATTGGACTTTAAAAATCTTTGTCAACTCCTTTGATGATAATGTGAAATCAGATTCCATTAAACAACTTATTAATTTAAATTTATAAATGGGTAGAATAAAAGAAGTATTCATTCAAATGCAAGCAGAAGATTACCAAGGTGATCCTGATGCCTATATGAAAAAATATGTAGAAGAATTAAAAAATGCAGAAGAAAAAGAACAAATAGCTTGTCCAAACTGCTTTAAGCATTCTTTAATATCTACTGAAAAAGAAAACATTCTTGAATGTCAAGATTGTGGTTATGACTTTATTAGAATAGATAATACCACATTAAGATTCAGATAAATTATATCTATGAAAGATAATATATTTTTAAAGCTTTCTGTCAAAGATGGAGAGCTTGACTTTCCAATGAAAGCACAACAAACAAGATTAAATACATTTTTAAAAAATATACCGGATGGTGCTAAATTAGAAATGTTTATAAGTGTTAGTACTGGTAAAGGTAGTAATGCACAATTAGCTAGATTGCATGCAATGATTAGAGAAATTGCTAATGATCTTGGCTATACTTTTGAAGAAATTAAACTTCAAGTAAAAAGAAAAGCAGGTTTATGTTTTATGAGAGATAACAAAGAATATTGTAAGTCTTTTGCAGAATGTGATAAATCTGACTTAAATCTTGCTATACAAGCAGCTTTAGAAATTGGAGATTTTAGTGGAATTCAATTAAGATGATGTTTCAAGCTCTTCTTTGAGTTTTTCATTAATCTTTTTTAAAGCTTCCATATCATTTTCTACAGTAGCTTTCATCAACTCAGCTAAAGTTTCTTTACTTACTGTACCTTTAACTTTAACGTTTAAGCCTTGTTCATAAGCCTTAGCTCTAAGTAATTGTTGCAATGAAAATATTGTATAAAGATGTCTTTCTTCTTTAGAAAAAGGATTAGCTTCAATGTCAATATCACCTTTAACATAATCTTCAAATTTTTTATACATCTTTTTGACTTGGTCTGGTTCGTCCATACCCATTATATAATACATCATTAGTTCTTCTAATGCAAATATATATGTAGCACTAAGAGTTATGTTTTCAATTTTTGAATTAGGATCAAAAGTATCTTGTAATTTAATTTTTTCTGACATTGTACTTATATTTGTTTAATATACCAAATTTATGAATAAAATAGAAATAAACATAAAAGAAATGCAAAAAAAATTACTTGAACCTTTAACCAAAGCCGGTTGGGGAATGGTATTTGAACCAATTATAAACTCAGATAGTTTTCAAGAATTAATTTATTCTTTAAAAAAGGAAGCTGAAGAGGGTAGGAGATTTACACCTCCTATAAAAGATTTATTTAGAGCTTTTGAAGAATGTCCTTATGATAAATTAGATGTCATGATAATAGGGCAAGACCCTTATCCTCAACTTGGAGTAGCAGATGGTATATCTTTTAGTTGTTCTAAAACAATGAAAGAGCAACCATCATTAAGATATATTTTTAATTATCTTGAAACACATTATATAGATTTAGATAGAAATCCAGATTTAAAACGCTGGTCTAATCAAGGAGTATTAATGTTTAATACAGCGCTGACAGTTCAAGTTGGTAAAATAGGTTCTCATTATAGTTATTGGAATAAGTTTACTGAATTTATTTTAGACTGTATTAATGCAGATAAAAAAGATATTTCTGTTGCCTTATTAGGTAAGAAAGCAGAGTCTTGGGAAAAGCATTTATTAAATCAAAAAATATATAAAGTTCCTCATCCTGCATCCGCTGCATACAAGGGTGGTAAATGGAATGCAAAAAATATTTTTAATAATATAAATGAAGATCTAAAAAATCATAATAAGCCCATTATTGTTTGGTAAGAGGGCTAAAATTTTGTAAATTTATAACCATATGTGGGAATTATTCCAAAAGATTCAAAAATACAACTTAACCCCTAATCAATGCTTTTTACTATTCTCTTTTTATGAGGATGTGACACCGTCAACTTGTAGTGAGGATGATGTAAAAGCATTAATTAAAGAAGGCTATTTAATAGATGGCTCTATAACACCAGAAGGAAATAAAATAATTGTAACATTAAACAATTACTTCCTTGTAAATAAGAAGAAAACTTCAAAACAAATACTTGGTAAATCAGGTAATTTAAATATAGAGCAGTATAGAAGTATTTTTCCAAAAGGTAAATTACCTTCAGGAGTTCCTGCAAGAAACAATGTTAAAATATTAACTGAAAATTTTAGATGGTTTTTTTCTGAGTATGCATATACTTGGGAAGAAGTAATGAAAGCTACTAAAATGTATGTTAATGAATATAAAAACAATGACTATATGTATATGCAAAATAGTCAGTATTTTATATCTAAACAAGATAAGCATAAAGTAAAGACATCTAAATTAGCAGATTATTGTGATATGATTAAAGATGGTGTTAGTACAGAAGAAAAACATTTTAAAGAAAAAGTAGTATGATACATGATGGAAAGAATAATATTAAAGAAAATGTAGATGTTGATAAATCTAATGATATAAAATTAGCATATGAAATTATAGATCTTCATAGGGAATATAAAAATTCTAAAGATGAAAGATTAGATTTTAATGCGGTTACTGCAGCATCAATTGTTACAGCAAAATTATTAGCTAAAGAAACAGGTTCAGGTAAATGGTATAGAGTAGTATCTTACTTAAAATCAACTAAGTCAATTGAGTAATGGCTTTAGGACTATCATTTACGGATTTTCTTTTAGTTATGTCAATAACAGCACTCATACTACTTTACATAGAAATAAGAAATGAGTAATATAAAACCAGCATGGGGTGGACAATATGCCGCCTTCAATGAAGCATTGAAATATATGCTTAAAAGAAAAAACGGACAAGAAAAGTCTATATACACTCCGTGGCCTAAGTTTAATGATGCTACAACAGATGGATTAGAATGGAATACTCTTACTGTAATTGGTGGAAGACCTGGTTCAGGTAAAACATTAATTAAAGATCAAATTATAAGAGAATCATTCACATTAAATCCTGATGATGACTTTAGAGTATTAGAATTTCAATTTGAAATGGTTGGAAGAACATCAGCTATAAGAGAATTTAGTTCTCTTACGGGGAAAACATACAAGGAATTATGCAGTGCAGGCACTACAGTATCTACTGATATTATTAATACCTGCCATCAATATGCAAAAGAACGTGTAAAAAATCCAGTAGATATTATTAGCAGACCAATGACTGTTAATCAAATGCGTGAGCAAATAGATATGTACATGGACAAACACAAGGGTAAAAGAACAATTATTACTCTTGATCACACAATCCTTGTAAAAAGAGCGCCCTATCAAAATAACAGATTAGATATGTTGTTTGAATTAGGAGAATTCTTTACACAATGTAAACGTGATTATCCGTGTTTATTCATTGCTTTATCACAACTTAATAGGAATATTGATAATCCTGATAGAGCAATAAACGGTAAATATGGAAATTATGTTTTAGAATCAGATATATTTGGATCAGATGCAATGTTGCAACATGCAGATACATTAATTGGAATTAATAGACCTGCAAAGCAAAAAATTAGATATTATGGTCCAGATAGATATGTGATAAAAGATGATAGAACTTTGGTGTTACATTTTCTTAAAGCAAGAAATGGTGATGCAAGAATGAGCTTTTTCAAAGGTCAATTTGAAAAAATGCAGATTGCAGAAATGCCAACACCTGAAACTCAAAATACATGATAAGCACTAAAAATAAAGTAATGACTCCATCAGAAAGAAAAGAAAAAGTTGGAAAACTTAGAGAAGAGCATGAAGATTATTTTCAAACTATTGGAAATATAAAAGCTCTGTATATACCAAAGATGGCTTATAGACCATCAGGCAAGGATGAATTATTTGTTTCATTTTTTCCTAGTGAATTAGAAAAGGGTATTGACATCTATACTGAATTTGTAAGTATAAATTATGAAAGTGAAGATCCAAAAAGAACACTATATTTGCATAAATATAATGCTCATTGGAAAGAAGAGTATGAGTTAATAACCAGTAATTCAGGATTTGAAAGACACTTAATACCAGTTAGTGAACTTCAAATTATAAATGATGTAACAGATAGAAGGGAAGAATCTAAAAGTATTTTTAATTTAGAGGAACTCCCTAATCCGGATGATCAAAAAGATCCTATGGTAAAAGCACTAAATAGGATAGCATTAGCATTAGAAAAAATAGCAAATAAATAAATATGGCACAAAGTGTTTTAATAATTGCAGACTCTGGTTCAGGTAAGTCAACGTCAATTTCAAAATTAAATCCTGATGAAACCTTTATAATTAATATTGCAAATAAACCTTTACCTTTTAAGGGTTGGAAGAAGAATTATACAATGATTTCTAAAGAAAATCCAAAAGGAAACATGACAGCAGCTTCTACAGCAGCTGGAATACTTAAAGCTATTCAGCATGTTAATGATAAAATGCCTCATATAACTAACTTAGTTGTAGATGATTGGCAATATATGTCCAGCTTTGAATATTTTGATAGAGCTAATGAAAAAGGATATGATAAATTTACTCAAATAGCTTCTAACCTGGCACAGGTTGCAAAAATCCCAAAAGATTTGAGAGATGATTTGTATGTATTTTTCTTGACTCATTCAGAAGAATCAACAGACATAAATGGTCATAGAAAAGTTAAAGCAAAAACTATTGGTAAAATGATAGATAATGCATTAACTTTGGAAGGCCTATTCTCTATTGTATTATTCGGTAGGGTTATAAAACAAGAAGATGGTACTCTTGAATATGGTTTTGAAACTCAAAACAATGGAGAGAATACCTGTAAATCACCAATGGATATGTTTGATGAAACTTTTATTGTAAATGATCTTCAGTACGTAAAAGAGTGTATCCAAAAATATGAAGAATAATTAATTAATTTTTAAAGCGTATGTTAAATACTAAAGACATGTCCGCTGCAAGCGGCAAAGCAAAACCTGTAATTGGGGTTGGTAATCAGAAGATTAAAATCAACAAAATTACATTTGATCAAACTCCTTATGATAAGGATGCTTTTAACATTGTTTTACATGTTGAAAGTGAGCCTGTAAAAGGTGAATTCCAAGGTTTTTTAGTTGACCCTAATAACCAAAATGGTGAAAGATACCAAGGTCAGGTAGGAAGAGTGAGAATGACTCCTTTTCCATTTAAGGACACAACTTTACCAAGTGGTAGAGAGATTAGTAGAGATACAGAAGTATTAAAATCTATGATCTTTTTATCTGAAGCATTGGGTCAAAGAGAAGATCTAGATATGATTGAAGCTGAAACAATAGAGGAATTTATGGTTTCAGTTGATAAAGTATTATCTGGTGATACTTATGTTAATGCTTGTATAGGTGGTAGAGAATGGGAGAATAAAGAAGGTTATGTTAACTATGATTTATTCTTACCCAGAATGTCAAAAGATGGTATTCCTATAGAAGCTTTGGATGTTGAAAATTCAAGGCTATACAAGTTTACAAAAGAAGATCATGTTAGAGAGCTTCAAAAAAAAGCATCTCCAAAAGCAGCAAGTTTTGAGCCTACATCCTTAAATGGATCTGCAGGTGATGACTTTGATCTATAAAATTTTTAAAACAGACATCTTGAATGGGGTTATGGTCTTTAACTATAAACCCCTTTTTTTATTTACATTTTTCTAAATCTATATTATGAAAAAGTTATTTTTAAGTTTAAGTTTGGTTGCAATGTGTGGCCTTTATTCATGTGACACAAAAGATGCTAGCGGTGATGCTTCACCAGCAGCAACAGAAGAATCAGCAGATGCAAGTGCAGATGCTACTTCTGATGAAGAAGTTAGTTCTGAAGAGCCTGCTTCTGACTCAACGGCTGTTGTAGAAAAAAAGTAAGACCTGTATAGGTATATAAAATAATTGAAAAGAGTATCAGATTTGGTACTCTTTTTTATAAATTTAAAAAAGACACGTGAAAAAGTGGACGTTAGTATGGTTAAGACCGGCATCAACTGAAAACAAAGGAGCACACCTCTGTCTTTTTTTATTAAATTTACAATATGATTAATACTAAAAATCTAGTTGTTCAAGAATCAGATATTCCAAGCTACTGGGTTTTTCAGTATTATTTAAATATAAATGAGAAACTTACAGGTCAAGATATAAAGATTAAATCTATTTGGAATCCTGGTGAAAGAACACCAAGCATGTGTTTATTTGTGGATAAGAAAAAAAGAGCCTATATGTTTAAAGATTTCTCTACTGGCAAGTATGGAAATAAAATTAATCTTGTACAAGAATTATTTAATTTAAATTATTCCGGTGCTATTGAAAAAATGATTAATGATTACAATCATTATGCAAAAAGTAATAGTTTAGAAGACATTGTCTTTAAACCTCAGAGTAAGTGGAAATTAGACTTTGTAAAGATTAGATCCTGGAATCAGGATGATGCAAATTATTGGTTGCAGTATAGAATAGGAAGTACTTTACTTAATGAATATAATGTAAAACCAATTGAATACTATAACTTAGTAAAAGAAGAAAGTGATGGAATAAAAAGTTTAAAAATAAAAAATAACTATATATATGGTTATTTTACACAGGATGGTGAAGTTTATAAAATATACCAACCTAAAAGTAAGAGAAGATTTTTTAAAGTAAAATCTCATATACAAGGACTAGATCAATTAAAATATAATCAACCGTATTTAGTAATATGTTCATCATTAAAAGATGCAATATGTCTAAAATCATTTGGTTATAATATAGAAGTAATTGCACCCGATAGTGAAAATACTATGATAAAACCTTATATTATTGAGAATTTAAAAAATAAGTATAAAAAATGTATAACGCTTTTTGATAATGATGATGCTGGCTACAAAGCTATTAAAAGATATAATGAAGTATATCAAATAAAAGGCACATCATTGCAACTTAGTAAAGATATTTCTGATGCAATAAGTCAATTTGACTTTAAAACTGTACACCAGGAATTAAAACCTTTATTAAAAGAAGCACTTAAATAATTATTGTATGAAATGGTTTATACCAGGTAATGTACCATCAAGTAAAAATGGAAGACGTTGGACAGGCAAGTACTTCATATCTAGTAAAACAGTTATGAAATATAGAAAAGATACTAAATCTATCTATCAAAAGTATGCTCCAGAGTTTCAAGAGGAACTTAAAAAGCATAAACTACCAGTCAAAATAGCTTTCACATTTATTCGCGGTACTAAACATAAATTTGATTACATAAATCCTGCACAGACTGTGCAAGATGATATGGTAACTCATGATTGGATTGAAGATGATAATATGGTTAATATTATACCAGTCTTTAATCCATATAAATACAATAAAGAAAACCCCGGAGTAATAATTGAAATTTTAAAAGATGGTAAAAGAACTAAAATTAGGAGCAATACTGGGAAAGTTAAAAGACAATCACGCAAAAAAGTTGATCGTATCATTTGATGGAAGTGGAGATGATGGAGAAATCTATGATATAGAAACTGTAATAAATGATACATATTATGCAATTGGAGAATTTTTAATTCCAGAAGATGTAGATTTTTTACGTGATCAATGTTATGACTTTTTAAATAAAACCGTTGATAGATCACATGATTGGATAAATAATGAAGGAGGCTTTGGTCAAATTTTTATAAATGTAAAAACCCAATCCTTTTCAATTGATTATAATCAAAGAACAACAGAAGAATATAGTTGGTCTGATCAAAAACTATTTACATAATGGCACATCCTTTAATACATGCAAAATCCTCAGTTAAAAAATGGGGTGGTGTTCCAGAAGATTACATAGATATTCATCACTGGTTTGATGACACAAAATCTTGGATAGGTCATTCTATGCATAGAGTATTTAGACATCATTGTGAAGGTATATTTGAATGTGAAAAAGTATTTGGAAAATCCTTTAAGAATTCTGACGGTAAAACCGTGTATACAAGATATGTTGGAGAACAACATGTAAAAGAAGATTGTAATAATTATATCCCATCCGCAAAAGAATGGTTAGTTGAAATGGCTAATAAGAAAAAACCCATGTGGATGATGAAAACCTTAAAAATTGAAGACTAATGAATATTGACTTTAGTAAAGAAATATTTTTTAATTTATGTAAAATGTTAAAAGCATCTGAAGAAGATCGTAATCTAGCACTTGAAACAATTAAAAATTTAAATTTACCAGAATTTTATCACAGTTTGTTTATAAAAGATTTAGTCTTTACAGATAGGCATAAGTATACAACATTTTTTGAATTAGGATTTAAACCAAAAGATTATACTTTGACAGAAATATATAAGTCAATTAAATCTTCAAAAGATCCTGTAGCAAAAGAAATATTTGAATCAATAGCCATGGAAGTTGTAAATTCTGGATACAACAGATTTGACTTCATGACTGTAAAAATTAAAATTGAATGGTAAAAGATTTATTATCAAAAACAATTAAAAATTTAATATTTGAAGAGCCCTTTTATGGGCTCTTTGTTATTGGCTTGAATAAAGCATATAGAAAAGATATACCTACCGCAGGTGTAAGTAAGCATGGTATTGGTGTTCAATTAGCAGTAAATCCTGAATTTTTTGAAAGTCTTACAGATAGACAAAAAGTAGGACTAATAAAGCATGAAATTCTTCATATTTCATTTGGACATTTAATTGTAAGAGATCTTTATCAAGACAAGAAGCTCTTTAATATTGCTGCAGATTTAGAAATAAATCAATATATAAATGAAGATGATCTACCAGAGGGTGGAATAACTATGGATTCTTTTCCAGAACTTGAATTAGATGAAAGAGCAGGAACTAAGTATTATTATGATATGTTGTCTGAAGCTCAACAAGATGGGACATCCCCATCTCTTCAAAATCTAATGGATAAAATGGATGGAGAAAGTCAATATGATCACAAAACTTGGGATGAATTTGAAGAACTTTCTGAAGCTGAAAAAAAACTAATTGAAAAACAAATAGAACATCAATTAAAAGAAACAGCTGAACAAACAGAAAAAAGATCCGGTAATATACCAGGTGAACTTGCTGACTTAATTGAAAGACTTAGGCATATTGAGCCTCCAAAATTTGATTGGCGTGGCTATCTCAGAAGATTTGTTGGCAATTCTTCTATAGTTTATACAAAGAAACTAAGAAGAAAATTCAACAAAAGGTATATGGAGAACCCAGGTCTTAAAATTAAATTCAAAAATCATATTTGTGTTGGTGTTGATACATCAGGATCAGTATGTAATGAAGAATTAAAAGAGTTTATGAATGAACTTACACATATGCATAAAACTGGACATAAAATTACAGTAGTTCAATGTGATACTCAAGTAAACTCAGTAGAAGAATTCAATCCAAGAAAAGATTGGGAAATTAAAGGTAGAGGTGGAACATCATTTCAACCTGTTGTAGATCATTATAACGAAAGAAAAGGGCTTTATACAGCTCTTATATATTTAACAGATGGTGAAGCATATGCTCCAGATAACTGTCCAAAGAATACTCTTTGGGTTCACAGTTCTAGGAGTAGAATAAATGATAACTTACCAGGACAAAAAATTCAATTAAATTAAAAAACAATTATGGCAAAAGTAAATTTAAATATTGATGACCTAAAAGGTTTTGTAAACCATATAATAACTAACAATAGATTTTTACAATCTGAAGGCAAACCACCCGTTTCTGTAGAAGTAGTGGGTGAATCTGGTATTGGTAAAACATCAACAATACTAGAAATAGCAGAAGAAAATAAATTAAATTTTGTAAAACTTAATCTTGCACAAATTGAGGAGCTTGGTGACTTAGTAGGTTTTCCTGTACGTCAATTTCAAATGTATAAGGAAAAAAAAGTATCTGTTGGAAAGACTCCAGACTCTGTAGATTATTCTCCAGGACAAAGATCTGCAGCAGCTGCAGACATTGCTAAAATGTCAAAGACTGTTACAAAAAAGATTGGTCAATGGGTTGATGAACTTGCAGTGGCTGAATATCTTAAAAATGGTTACAAGATGACAGGTAAAAACCGTATGTCTTATTGTGCACCTGAATGGATTGCAGATAAAAAAGAGGGAGGCATTCTTCTTCTTGATGACTGGAATCGTGCAGATACTAGATTTATTCAAGCTGTTATGGAATTAATAGACCGTCAAACATACATCTCTTGGAAACTACCAAAAGATTGGCATATTATTTTAACAGCTAATCCAGATAACGGAGACTATATGGTTAACTCCATTGACTCTGCACAAAAAACAAGATATATTACAGCAAATCTACAGTTTGATGTAAATGTATGGGCTCGTTGGGCTGAAGAAGCAGGTATTGATACAAGATGTATTAACTTCTTACTATTAAATCCTGAACTTGTAACACAAGAAACAAATGCAAGATCAATAACTACATTCTTTAATGGGATTTCTAGTTTTGAGTCTTTTGAAGATAACCTAGCCATGATCCAAATGATTGGTGAAGGATCTGTAGGAGATGCTTTTGCTTCAATGTTTACTACATTTATTAATAACAAACTGGATAAACTGGTAACACCAAAAGATTTATTAACTCATGAAAATGAAAGTTATATTTTAGGTGAATTAACCAGTTGTATTGGAAAAGATGATGCATATCGTGCAGATATAGCCTCAACATTAGCTACAAGATTGGCTAACTATTCAGTTGTTTATTCTAAAGAAAATACAATTAATTCTAAGATTACAGATAGATTAGAAGCTCTTTGTACAAAAGATTACTTTACAAATGATCTTAAATATCTAGTTGTTAGAACTATTTTCAATGGAAATAAACAAAAGTTTAATAAACTAATGATGAAACCTGAAATCATTAAAATGACTATAAAATAATGGCAAAAAAAAATGTTTATCAAGAATATAATACTGATGCACTAGAACATTTTGGCTTGGATAATGACCCCGTGTATGGGGTCATTACTTCCAGTCAAGTTGATGATGTGCTTATAACACAAGATGTAACTATGTTTAATAACATAAGGGATTTAATAACTAATGAAACAATGAAAGGTGTAGACATAAGCAAGCATAAAAGAGCTTTTGTATTACCCGGAGCAACGGTAACATTAGATAGATTAAAAGCTGCATGTAAGGAACATAAAGTTACCATTACTAATGATTATGAAAAAGCTGATTTTATAATAACTCATGATAATTTTTATGAGAAGTTTAATAACGGTGAAAAAATAAAAATTAGTAAGCTTATGTATAGACTTTGGAACTATGAAGCCTATAATAAAGATGGTCTCCCTCCTACAGGAATTGGAGATACTTTAGTTAGGAATTATAGTACATATGTTATTCATGATGAAAAGTGGTTTACTGCTAGTTACAACTGTTCTAATGGTATAAACCTTATGGATGAATGGGGTATTACAGGATTAGCTTTAAATATTGCACATCTTGTTGATACTGGAGAATTAGAAGTTATAGATGAAGAATCTGTTTTGCATTCATCTGCTAATAAAACAGATTTAACTGAAACTTTAGTTGATGAAATAGGAACTTGGACAAGTTCATATGATGATGAAAATACAGCAATTGCTGCTAAAATTCTTCCAACTATTGATTATACAAAGAAACCACATTTATTATGGAAATTAGCTCAAGATATTTACGGAAGCACCTATAAATTTAATAGGGATAAAGATGTTAAATATTGGATAGAGAAAGCTGAAATAAGTGAATTATATCACAATAGTGCAGAAGATATGATTTTGAAACTTGAAAAAGAAGAAAAATTAGATTCAGAATCTTTCAAATATTTAGAGAAAATAGTACGTAAAGATATATCTATACATAATAGAGAACTTTATGTATTTAAAGTAAGTGTTAAACCAGAATACAAAAAATTTTTAAAATGAAATACAAAAAAGTTTATTCAATAAATTTCAGTTTTACTGAAGATCACATAAGTAGATCAAGTATGTATGTAGAAGGCAAGTTACTTGCTTCTGGCGTAGATATAAATGTTAGCAATTTAAATTCACGTTCTGATTTTTCTATACAAAAAGATAAATACAATTGGGCTATGGCTATTGAAAGAAGGCCATATAACGCACTTAATCCTTTTGATACTGTGGAAATAACAGGTAAAGATTTAAAAAACAAAAGTATTTTTAGATTTCCTAAAATTACTTTACCTAGAACTAAAACAGATCTTCTTAAAGAAAAGTATAATATCTCTGTAAAAAGAAGCCCTATTGATGTAGATTATAAAGTTATATCAAATAATATATTAGGTTCCATATCTACAGCTTCTTGGGCTAGTGTATATAAGATTGAAAAATTTAAATCTTATATTGATAAAGTTAACACTGATGAAGAGTGTAGAAAAAAACTTACAGATTTTTATAATTATCTACTAAATGAAGAAATAAATTACGGAGATGACCAATATGATGTATTAATTCATGTGTCTAAAACTCACGCTTGGTCTGGTTATGGTAATGTTGGCAAATTTGATCACTTTATAAAACAGTTTGATAGTTTTATTAAAGGTAGTCAAACGGCTTGTGAAATTGAGATAATAAATAATGGTGAATTATTTAAAGAATTACTAAATTCAGATAATCTTATATTAGATTCAGATTTAGTAAAAATATCCAATGAAGACTCAGCTATATTAGATGAAGAATCTTATGAGAATTTATCAAAGATGATAAGTTCAAATGATAGAGAAAATGTAACTTTAGCATTAGAAGTAATGTCTAATTGTAATATAGAAGATTCATATGATAAAGTTGCTTTATTATTTTTCTTTTATAGTTATGAATTAAAAACTGGTAAAAATTGGAACAGTGTAAATGTTAAAAGTTTGAGAAAAGCTTTTGATAAATACTCTATAAATCATGGCAATTGGAATGGTAGAACTCACGGATATCAAAGATTCATAAAGCTATTAGTTGAAGATGATCAGTTTACTGAATTTTCATTTAAATTAATTAGTAAAGAAATATTTGAAAAGTGCATTAATAATGTATGTGGATTTAATAACAAAAGTTTTCTTAAGTTAGATATATCTGCAATTCAATTAAGTGATGAATATAAGGATAAGCTTAAAGCTGAACCATTAGATGTCCAATTTTTTTAATTTAGGGGAGCCATAATTGATTGTTAATGCTGTGCAACATAAAATTGCACAGCACCCCTTTTAAACTATTAATATGAATAAAATTAAATGCTCACTATGCGGTAAATTTATACCTAGTAAAGACAGTCATAACGCTGATCCAATTAAAAAGGATAGATGCTGTAATGATTGTAATACTGAAAAAGTTATACCTTGCAGAATTCATCTTGCTATGGTTCCTCCTTCTATAAAGCAACAAACTTATTTTACCATCGGTGAAAAAGGAAATCTTATATTTGATGAAGAAACTATGATTACTGAATTCAAAGAAAAATTAAATAATTTAATTAAAACCTATGAAGATAAATAAAGAAAAAGAAAAAGATTTTTATTCTAAATATTTTTATTTTAGCTATTCTTCTTTAAACAAACTTTTATTTTCACCATCCTTATTTTATAAGGATTATATATTGCAGGACAGGGAGATTAGAACTGATAAACATTTGATAGAAGGTAAACTCATTCATTGTTTATTATTTGAACCTGAAAATTTAAAAGATAAATTTAATATTGTACCTCAAAAAACTCCCAGTGATAATGTTAGAAAAGTATTAAAAGACATGACGCTATATACAGATTCTGAAACTTTAGAAAAGTGTAAAGATTTTGTAATATTAGATTCTTTAAAATCTTTAAACTTATATCAATCATTAAAAACAGATGCGCAAAGAATTGCTAAGATTAAAACTGAAGCAAATGAACCGTATTGGGAATTTTTAAGTAACAATTTAGTTGTAGATGTCATTGATGAAGACACTTTAAATAGATGTAAAGAACAAGTTGAAATTTTAAAGGCTAATAAAGAAGTTGCTGAATTATTTAATAATGATTCAACAGACTTTGAATTAGACTCTAAAACAAAACATTGTGAAAAATATCTAAAGTGTAAACTTAATACATATGATTTTGGATTGCATGGTTACATTGATTACTATATGGTAGATGATGAGAATAAAATCATTACTATTTGTGATCTTAAAACTACATCTAAGACTATAAGTGATTTTGCTGAAACTATTGAATATTATAACTATTGGCTACAAGCAGCTATATATTCTAAATTAGTTTATGAAAATGAAAACTCAGATTACACAATTTTGTTTAAATTTGTAGTAATAGATAAATACAATCAAGTATATGTATTTGATGTTACGGAAGGAACAATGGCAAAATGGGCAGAAGGTTTAAATTATTTCATACTAGAAGCTGCAAATCATCATTATACTGAAAGAAATTTCACCCTTCCTTATGAGTTCTTAAAAGAAAAGGTTAAATTATAGTATATGAACAGTGCTTATACACAGTATTTTCAAAAGAGTAAAGTTTTTTTATATCCTTTGTTGGGTATAAAAAAAGGAGAAAAATATGTCCCAGCTGAAACTTATATTAGTTGGGATACTTTATATATACCGGGAGACTATAAGTTTATTTGTATATATAATTGTAAAAGAACTGTTAAGTATAAGTTATTTGAAGACCATGCTATAAAACAAAATAAACATTTTGAAAGTCATTTTGAACTTGAACCTGATAAACAACTTTATATATTTGATTATTCTAATTATAAACATGATTATGACATGTTCATAAAAGGAAAGTATTCTAAATTTTCTATAAAAACCAAGGATAAAATAATTAAATATTTTGGTAAGATTGGAAAAACTAGTAATTATATTAAAAGTTTTTTATATCCTGAAGATTACCATGAAGAATATGCTGAAGCCCTTGAGGTACCAATAGATTCCATTAAAGATGTCTATGAAGTATGCAGCATTCCCAACATGGAAAAAGAAACTTTAATTGAAAAAATTCCTGATGAATTAGTACAATTAAAAAATAATTCTATATCTTTAGATAAAATATAATATATGAGTAATATTGGTCAAAACATGATGTTAATCACATCATCTTTCAGAAATGTCAAATCATTCAATCTTATTCCAGTAAATGAATCATGTCCTTATGTTGAAGGTATGTATGATCCATCTTCAGGAATATTAGCTGTTATAACAAAGGTTATGAAGAATTCTTTTCATATGCTTCCTAAGTTAGATGATAATGGACAACCTCAAAAATTAAAGTTTCCAAATAAAGAAACTGGAAAAGTTCATAAAGAACAGAGAGTATCTGTTGAAACTTTTTCTGAATTCTATGTAATGGAAAAAGATGAAATGGAAAATTTCATTAATATGTTTGCTGTAAATGCAGACAGCTTTGATTATAAAAAATATATGGCTACTGATGAAAAGAAAATTAAAACATCACAGCTTATAACTAAATAATTAGATAACCTTCCGTCACATGATTTTTCAAGTTTTATGTGATTCTCTCCATTATCTAATTTAAAAGAGGCACCTGCAGAGGGTGCCTTTTTTTTTAAACTAAAAAAATATGAATCATTACGTAATGGATTATGAAACCTTATGTAATTGTTTTGTAGCTGTATTTGAACATTATAAAACTTCTGAAAGGAAGGTGTTTGTAATACACAACCTGCAAAATGATTTAAAGGATTTCGTAAACTTCTTAGAAGACAACATAGATAATAAAGAGTGGCATATATCCTTTAATGGTTTAGCATTTGATGCACAAGTTACTCACTATATATTAGATAACTATCCTTTATGGGGTAATATATCAGGATGTGAAATAGCTGAGATAATATACAAGTTTGCACAAGACACAATACGCAGAACTAATATTGGAGAATTTGGTGAATACGCACCTTGGAAAATGAAAATTGGTCAAATTGATGTATTCAAACTCCATCATTGGGACAATATGGCTAAAAGATCTAGTCTTAAATGGATTCAGTTTAGTATGGATTGGGATAACATGTTAGAAATGCCCATTGATCATACCTCTAAAATTGAAACACAAGAGCAGTTGGATATTATAATTGGATATTGCATAAATGATGTAACCTCTACTAAAGAAATATACAACAGATCACATCCTCAAATTAAATTACGCAAAGAATTAACTAAAACTTATGGTATTAATTTATTTAATGCTTCAGAACCTAAAATAGCAAAAGAATTATTTGCTTATTATATGGGGAAGAAACTTAAACTAAGCCCATATGAAGTTAAAAAATTCAGAACATACAGATCTATAATCAAACTTAAAGACTTAATATTATCTTACATTAACTTTGAATCTACAGAGTTTAAACTTTGTTTAGATAGATTTAAGTCACTTGAATTAGATGCTCAATCTTTGAAAGGTCAGTTTAAATACTCCCTTAAATATAAAGATGTTGACATATCATTTGGTTTAGGTGGTGTTCACGGTGCAAGACAAAGCGGTGTATACAAATCTGATGATGAGTATATTATAATGTCCAGTGATGTTACCAGTTTTTATCCTAATCTTTGTATAAAGAATAAATGGTCACCTGATCACTTTCCTGCTGAAGATTTTTGTGATCAGTATGAATGGTTCTTTAATGAAAGAGTTAAAATACCTAAATCTAATCCCATGAATTACGTATATAAAATTGTACTTAATTCTACATTTGGTTTAAGCAATGATAAGAATAGTTTCTTTTATGATCCTGATCTATGTATGCGTATAACTGTTAATGGCCAACTCAGCTTATTAATGTTATATGAAATGCTAATGGAAAGAATTCCAGATGCTGCAGGATTATTGTTAAATACAGATGGTGTTGAGATTAGAATTCCTCGTAAATATAAAGATGAATATCTGAGTATATGCAAGGAATGGGAAGAAATAACTCAATTGAATCTTGAACATGATACTTATCAAAAAATAGTTTTAGGTGATGTAAACAATTATATTGCTGTAAATACTTTTAAAAGCGTTGATTTAAACACCTGGAGAAAGATAAAAGATGAAAACCCACACTATTTATTTAAAGTGCAAGGGTCACAATTTTTATATGCTCCTGTTAAGTTAAAGGGACGTTTTAATTTTCATGATTTACAATTACATAAAAATAAGTCAAAGCTTGTTGTTAAAAAAGCCATATATAATTATTTTGTAAAAGATGTTTTACCTGAAGATTATCTGATGGAAAATAAAAACATACTTGACTATTGTATAGGAATGAAATCTAAAGGTAGTTGGAAACAAGTTGCAAGATCAATTAAAGATGGTGAATTTAATGAAGAGCATCTTCAAAAGATAAATAGATATTATATATCTAAGTCTGGTAATAAAAGTGTTAAAATTATTAAAGTTAATGTCAAAGATGATAGAGAGATTCAATGTGAATCAGGAAAATGGATGCAGACATTATTTAATAATATTGATTTAAAACCTAGATGGGAAGACTACAATATTGATACTGCTTATTACAGTAAAGCTATTGAATCTGAAATAGATAATATTTTATCTGTTAGTATGAACCAACTTGAATTATTTTAAATGAAAGATACACTTTATGAAATATTGTGGAGGCTTATAGTTTTTATAGGCTTCCTCATTTTATTTTACATTACATTATATTAATTTTTTGTTAACCCGGAATATTTTTTTTATATTTACACTTTAAAAGTTTAACATATGACAAGTAATATTGAAACAACAAAAGATTACTTACTAAATGCAAAGTTGCCTAACCACGGTGACACATATACGTTGATATCGCATAAACATGTGATAGATAATACAAAGCTAATGCTTGCAAATAGTGGTTTTATGATCACTAAAGAACTATATAGAGCCAATAATGACGCACAAGTTGCTCAAGGTATCTATTTTGTAAAGCATCTAAGTCAAGAATCTGAAGATTCTGATTTAGGGATGATGTTTGCTTGGACAAACTCTTATGATAAATCCATAAGATTTCAGTGTTCCATAGGAGCACATGTGTTTGTTTGTTCAAATGGAATGATGTGTGGAGACATAAACTATGCTAGAAAGCATACAGGCTCTGCAGATCAAGAAATTAGAATGCAAATATCAAGTCAAATAAAGAACGCACAAAAAGTGTTTGATAAAATAGTCAGTGACAAAGATTCTTTAAAAACAACTATTCTGAGCAAGAAATCACAAGGTGAACTCTTAGGAAGAATGTACTTAAATGAAGATCTTATAAGCCCTAGACAAATGAGTTGTGTAAAGAAGGAAATAGAACAACCTTCTTTTGATTATGGAGTTGACCAAGAAAATGCTTGGGCATTCTATAATCATGTAACACATGCTTATAAAAATGTACATCCAAGATCATGGTTAAGTGATACAAAAAAGTTTCATGAATTCATGACTCACAATGTACTAAATTCAATGGGTATTCAAAACACTGATATAGTGAATGCGGATGAAATTGAGATAGGAGATGATACATATGATTGGTCAAAAATTAAATCACTTTAATATATGGCCGGAGTATTATTAAAGCTATTAATAGCTCTCCTCTTAATTTACATCATAGCTACTAGAAACATCAAAAATGCATAATTTTCTGGGTTAATAAGTCGGTGAAAGCCGGGAGAAAGGAAACCAACCCTATCAGTTTCTGCATTCTGATAGGCCTTTCTTCTATTCAGGTGGGGTAAAAGGGTATTTAAGAGAAGGACCTTGAAATTTATTACCTAAAGTTTCTGCTTGTACCTTATAATAGTCATCAATACCAACATCTTCATTAACAAAGTTTTCTAACTCATCTTCAGTTAAAAAAGCATTAATAGTAGGTTGTCCTGTTCTAACTCTTGTAGCTCCTTGATCTCCTGCATAACCAAATACTACAAGACCTTCT